CAAGAGAACAAGACCAAGATATTATTGGATTTGGAAATCCATCTAACAACCGTAACTTAAATGGACCTAAAGTTGAAGACATTTATACAAATGTAACACCATTCATCCCAGCTCAATCATATTTAATTAATAAAGATAAAATTAGTTATCTTCAATATATGGTTAAAAATACTCCTTGGGATGCTTTTGATATGTGGGTTTGTAATGTTGCTCAACTTAAAGTAGGCACAGCCGAAAAAATTTATACTAAACACCTCCCAGGATTTAGTATTATTGAACAAGAATTTAAAGGAATGGATGAAAATAGCCCTGAAATTTACGCAGCAGAATGAACAGTTTTAAAGTAATCGAAGGGTTTTATTTTCCACAAGATGTGGATGAAAATTGGCTTATCAATGTAAAAAAAGAAATTTGGGAAGAACATGAATACGATCGTCATGGGTTGCAAATTCGTCCTTATGATATTGTTTTAGATTTAGGAGCTAATGTTGGAAGTTTTACAAAATATGCCTTAAATAAAGGAGCACATCATGTTTATTCTTTTGAATGTTCTGAAAATTATTATAATTGTTTAGATTTAAATTTTTGTAATAATCCTAAAGTAACAACTATAAAAGGATTTGTTAGTGATAGAATAGAACCAAACCATTATAATTTTACAACTATTTTCAATCAGTTTAAATTAAGTAAAGTTGATTTTTGTAAGATTGATATCGAATATTGGGAATATCCTTTATTATTAAACGCTACACCCCAAGAAATTTCTCGAATAAATCAATTTGCTATTGAAGTTCATGACATATATGAAAATTATTATAAAATATTTGAAATCTTAGAAATGTTTAGTAAAAATAACTTTGCAACTAATTTTGAACATATTCATAAAGATTATAACTTAGGTATGATTTACGCTAAAAATAAAAACCTATGAAAATTTGCCATGTAGATCCCGCTTGTGGTTTAGATATTCCTCCTAAAAACTGGGGGGCTATTGAAAAAATTATTTGGGAATTTGAAGTAAACCAAAGAAAATTAGGCCATGAATCTACTCATCGTCTTGGGGGGTATATAAACCTTGGTGAGTTTGATATTGTCCATTGTCATGTAGCTAATTTAGCAATTGATCTTAAACATCGTGGCATACCCTATATCTATCAATTACATGATCACCATGTAATGTATTATGGTGAAGATTCTCATGTTTATAAAGAAAATTTAGAAGCTATTGAAGGTTCTTTAATTTCACTTATGCCTGCTAAATGGTTAGTAGATTATTTTAAACACCCTAAATGTGTTTATTTTCCACATGGAGTAAATACTAATGATTTTTATCCTAAAACTATATCTAAACCTAGACCTATTGAACCAAAACTACTTATGTTAGCTAATAATGGTATGGGTGGTAAAAATGGACATGATAGAAAAGGATTTGCTTATGGTGTAGGTTTAGCTATGAAACGTAATTTGCCTATTACAATTGTAGGTCCTAAAAACAATGAAAATTGGATAAATGAAAATTTATGGGTTTTAAATTACCCCAAACTTAAATTTATTTGGGAACCCTCAAATTTAGAATTAAGACAAATTTACTGGAACCATGATATTTTCTTACATCCTTCAGAATTAGAAGCGGGTCATCCTAACCTTACATTATTAGAAGCAGCAGCTTGTGGTTTGCCTATTATAGGATGGATTGAAATGGAAACTGATTTTTTTGGAATGTGGAGAGCTCCTCGCAATATATTCCGTATGGAAGAAGGTTTAAATGATATTTTAAACCAATGGGATCACTACACCAAATCAGCAATTCAAACTGGTAAAGATTTTAGTTGGGAAAATAGAACAAAAGATTTAATAAACATTTATAATCAAGTGTTATGAAAAAAGAATTAATACAAGAATACAACACCTTAGTAAACCTTAGATTGCCTATTAAAACTTTAGGTAATACTTTTAACATTAATTTTATTGAAGGAGCATTTGTTGAAGTTTCAGGTAGTCAGAAAAAAAATTATAGAGTTATAATTACAGATAATTCTAATAATGAAATTATCCATGATACTGTGATTACAAACAATATGTGGACTCGAACTAATCGTAAATATTTTACAAATTGGGGTATTAAAGTTTATGATAAAGAAACTAATGAATTAGTATTTGAACATAATTATGATGCTAAAGGTAAACGAGTTTATATTCATCTAGATTCATCAGCTATTGGAGATACTTTAGCTTGGTTTCCTTATATTGAAGAATTTAAAAAAGTTTGGGGTTGCCATGTTATAGTATCAACTTTTAAAAATGAATGGTTTCAAGATTTATATCCTGAACTTGAATTTATAGAACCCGGAAAAGAAGTATTTGATTTATATGCAATGTATGGAATTGGTTGGTTTTATAATGATGATAGAACCTTTAATAAAGATAGAGTACCTCGTGATTTTAAACCAATTCCTTTACAAGCTACCGCAACTGATATTTTAGGACTAAACTATAAAGAAATCAAACCCAGAGTTAATTTTAAAGATACAGGACGTCCTATTGAAGAAAAATATGTTGTAATTGCACCTCATGCTTCAGCTCACGCTAAGTATTGGAATTACCCCGGTGGTTGGCAAAAAGTAATTGATGAATTGAATGAAGAGGGTTATAAGGTAATGATGATTACACATGAACCCTTAAATGATGATTGGCACGATTCTAAATTAGGAGGTACTTTACAAAATGTAATTGATGAAACCGGTGATAAACCTATTGAAGTAAGAATGAACCAAATTAAACATGCCGAAGCTTTTATTGGTGTTGGTAGTGGTTTATCTTGGTTAGCATGGGCTATTGGAACTCCTGTTGTTTTAATTTCAGGATTTAGTGAAGAACATACTGAATTTGAAGACTGTGAGCGTATTGGTGCCCCTAAAGGATTTTGCAGCGGATGTTTTAATCGTGAATGGTTAAATCCTGGTGATTGGGAATGGTGTCCTGATCATAAAGACACACCCCGCCAATTTGAATGTACTAAATCTATTACTCCTGCAAAAGTAATTAGTTCTGTAAAAAAAGTTTTACATTTTTGATAAAAGTTATAATATTTATTTATAGGGAAAAATACAATTTAGTTAAAAAAACAATTTTAGCTTAAATTGACTTTTAAAAAAAAATATAATATTTATAACAAAACATAACCTAAATCAAAATGGCAGAAACATTATTATCACCGGGTGTATTAGCTAGAGAGAACGACATGTCGGCTATCACATCACAACCGATTCAAGCTGGTGCCGCTATTCTTGGTCCTACAGTAAAAGGACCAGTTGGCATTCCTACATTGGTTACCTCTTATAGTCAATACGTAAACAAATTCGGTACTACTTTTACAAGCGGGAGTGAAGTTAAATCATTTTTAACCTCAATTTCAGCTTACAACTATTTCTCAAATGGTGGTACTACATTGTTAGTAACAAGAGTAGCAAGTGGCTCATTCACATCAGCAACTTCAACTGTAATTACTGGTAGCGACGCTGACGTAACTTCATTTACTTTAAAAACATTTGGTCAGGGTGTTATCATGAACAGTTCTGGTTCTGAAACTAACGGAGCTTTAGTAAGTGGTTCATCCGATAACTTAAGATGGGAAATTGTTTCTAACAACACATCTTCAGGCACATTCAACTTGTTGATTAGAAGAGGTGATGACACTACAAACGAAAAAACTGTATTAGAAACTTGGGCTAACTTATCACTTGACCCTTATGCTGATAACTATATCTCTAAAGTAATTGGTGATTCTTATTCAGTAGTTGATACTTCAGACGCAGTTCCTTATGTTAAAGTTTCTGGTTCATATCCTGCTAAATCAAATTACGTATACGTTTCTCAAGTAAGTAATACTCCTAACTATTTTGATAATAACGGAAATGCTAAAGCTGCATTTACTGGTTCATTACCTAAAGTAGCAAGTGGCTCATTTGCAGGAGCTACTGGTACTATTACTCATGGAAGTGATTTGTACTACCAAAACATTACAGGTGCTAATAACTTACAAGGTGTTAGAGCAGCTGACTATACTCAATCAATTAACTTATTGAGCAATGCTGATGAATATCAATTTAATTCAATCACAGCTCCTGGTTTGATTATCGGTCAAGCTTCTTCAGTTGTTACTTCATTGATCAATATGGTTCAAGAAAGAGGTGATGCAATTGCTGTTGTAGATCCTGCAGTTTACGGTGCTACATTAAACACAATGACTTCCAATGCCGGAGCTTATAATTCTAGCTACGCTGCTACTTACGCTCCTTGGTTACAAACCACAGATCCTGAATCAGGCAACTTAGTATGGGTTCCTGCCTCAACAATGATCCCTGGAGTATATGCTTACAACGATAAAGTAGGTGAAGCTTGGTTCGCACCTGCTGGTTTGAATAGAGGTGGATTAGCTACAGTAGTACGTCCTGAAAGAAAATTATCTCAATCTGATAGAGATACATTATATCAAGGAAAAGTAAACCCGATCGCTTCATTCCCTGGAGCTGGAACAGTAGTATTTGGTCAGAAAACATTACAGACTAAAGCAACTGCACTTGACCGTATCAATGTTAGAAGATTGTTAATTGAACTTAAATCTTACATTTCTCAAGTATCTGATAATTTAGTATTTGAACAAAATACCGCATCTACTAGAAATGCATTCTTAAGCCAAGTTAATCCTTACTTACAATCAGTACAACAACGTCAAGGTTTGTATGCATTTAAAGTAATTATGGATGATAGCAATAACACAGCAGACGTAATCGACAGAAATCAGTTAGTAGGTCAAATTTACTTACAACCTACTAAAACAGCTGAATACATTTTGTTAGATTTCAACGTGTTGCCAACTGGAGTTAGCTTCCCATCATAAAAGTTTAAAAATTGAATATTTATAATAAAACACATTAATTATAACGCAAAATGGCAGTATTAGATCCCAACGAAATTTTCTTTACAGCTTTCGAACCGAAAGTACAGAATAGATTTATCATGTATGTAGACGGTATTCCATCGTATACTATCAAAGCAATCTCATCTGTCGGCTTCTCGCAGGAAGAAATTGTACTCAATCATATCAACACCTATAGAAAAATTAAAGGTAAGTTGAAGTGGAATGACTTAACATTAACTTTATTCGATCCTATCACTCCTTCAGGTGCTCAAGCAGTAATGGAATGGGTACGTTTACACCACGAATCAGTAACTGGCCGTGATGGTTATTCAGATTTCTATAAGAAAGATGTAACTATTAACGTATTAGGTCCTGTAGGTGACAAAGTATCAGAATGGGTTATTAAAGGTTCCTTCATTAAATCAGCTGAATTCGGTGAATACAACTGGGATAACGAAGCAGCTGCCCAAAACTTAACAGTAGTGTTAGGTATGGATTACTGCGTATTGAATTACTAAGAAAATTTTGCGATTTTTTTAAAGAGAGCTTGGCTTATGTCAAGCTCTTTTTTATATTGTATATGTATTATCGATAATAGTTATTAATTAATAAAATCTATGGAACAAGAAAATCCACAAGTTGTTGAACCAACTCCTTCACTAGTTAAGGACCCAACAGTTCACTCATTCCAGTTTCCTACCGAAACTGTAGAGTTGCCCTCTAAAGGTTTACTCTATCCCGAAGGTCACCCATTGTCAGGAGGTACTATTGAAATGAAGTACATGACTGCCAAAGAAGAAGACATTTTAACTAACCAAAATTACATTTCTCAAGGTATTGTATTAGATAAACTATTGCAGTCCCTAATTGTAACTAAGGTTAATTATGATGATATTTTTATTGGTGATAAAAACGCTATCTTAATTGCTTCTCGTATTTTAGGATATGGTAAAGATTATACTTTCGAGTATGATGGTGAAGAACATACAATTGATTTAACTACAATTGAAAATAAACAACTTAATTTAGAATTGTTTACTAAAGGTAAAAATGAATTTACCTATGTACTTCCTGCTTCTAAAGTAGAAGTAACTTTCCAGTTAATTAATGGAGGTCTTGAAAAGAAAATTGAACAAGAACTTAAAGGTTTAAAGAAAATCAATAAAAATGATGTTCCTGAACTTACTACCCGTTTAAAGTATATTATTACTTCTGTAAATGGGGATAATAGTCCTAAAAGTGTTCGTGATTTCATTGATAACTATATGTTAGCTAGAGATTCAAAAGCTTTAAGAGAATATGTTAGAGATATCCAACCAGATATTGATATGGATATTAGTATCAATGTAGGTGGGGAAGATCAAATTATTACATTACCCCTGGGAGCCAACTTTTTTTTCCCTGACGCCTGAGGAAGCTCTAGTTTATAGAGGAGACGTATTTACACAAATTCACGAGATAGTATTTCATGGTAAAGGCGGCTATGATTGGGTGAGCGTGTATAATATGCCTTTATGGCTTAGAAAATTTACGTGGCATAAGCTTGTTGAGTGGTATGAAAAAGAAAATAATCAAAATTCATCCCAAAACGTAGCTGAACAATCCATTGCAAATATGAAAGCTGCAGGTGCAGTATCAAAACCACAACAAACTGTTCCTGATTACATTGCGAAGGCGTCAAGAAAATGACGCCTTCCAATATTTATACCATATACATTGACCTGATTAAAACATGGCAAAGCAAAACGAAGGAGAAAGAATAAAAAAGATTGCAGATGAAACCCAAGTAGTGGTTGAAGATGCTCTTAGAAGTATTGCATCCAACATTGGTGATATTTTTGCCCAAGCTTTAACAGCAGGACAAAACTCTGCCAAAACCTTAGCCAAAGACGTTACAGGTACAATTAATAGCTTAGCTAAGTCTACAGACGTATTGGTTAGAAACCAAGAAAAAGCTAATAAAGGTATTCTAACCTATAAAGATATTACAGCTGAAATCCAAAACCGCACAGCTAAAATCCAAGCATTAAAAAATCAAATTGAAATAGCTGAAAGAAGTGGTGTTGGAAACGCTAAACAATTAAAAAATGAATTAGCTAAAATTGAATCATACAACAAAGAAGTTGAAGATTCAATGCAAGCCCAGTTAAAATATTCTAAGGATATTAGCCAAACCATGGGACTCACAGGTTCTGCTATTAAAGGTATTGGAAAGTTAGCTGGAAAATTAGGTTTTGATGGAATAGCTGATACCCTTCAAGAAGCTCAAGATAGAGCTGCAGCTATGGCTAAAAAAATAGTTGACGCTAAGGGAAATGCTGGAGGGCTTGGTTCTAAATTTAAAATTTTAGGTTCTACTTTTGCATTTTTAGGTAAATCTTTAATTAAACATTTATTTGATCCTTTAGTTATGATTAAAGGGGCAGTTAGTTTAGTTAAAGGAGCTTTTGGACTAGTTGGTAAAGTTGTTCGCAAGTTTATCGATATGGGTAAAGAAGCTAAAGATAAGTACATGGAGGTAGCTCAAGTTACTTCTGGGGAAATGCAAGGTTTAGCTCGAAACATTGGTTTAAGCCAAGAAGCAGCCGGTAAATTATATAGTCAAGTAGCAGGATTAGGTCCTACATCGGGTCAAGCCGCATCTGCTATAGAAGGTATTTACAATGCTATGAACTCCACAGAACAACTATCAGGTAAAACCTTAGATAGATTTGTTAAATTAAACATTTATGCTGGTTATTCTGCTGAATCTTTAGCGGCAGCACAAAAATATGCTAAAATTTTAGGTGAAGATGCCGGTACGGTTGTTGACGAGATGAATAACCAAATTGCAGCTCAAATTAAATCACAAAATATAGCAGTTAGTCAAAAAGTAGCATTTGAAGCTGTGAATAAAACTTCTCGTAATATTCAAAGAGCATTAGGAGGTTCAAAAGATGCAATTATAGCTGCCGTTCTTTCATCTAAAAAATTAGGTTTAGAATTAGAAGATGCTTTAGATTCTGCTAAAGGATTCTTAAACTTAGAAGAAAGTATTTCATCTGAACAAGAATTAAGATTATTAACTGGTAAAGATATTGATCTTACCAAAGCAAGAGAATTAGCAGCAACACGTGACTTTGCTGGATTAAATAAAGAAATTGCTCGTATTACCAAGCAAATTGGAGGTGATGCTTCAAACAACCAATTTATTATGGATGCTATCACTAAAACTTTAGGTATTAGTGAAGACAAAGTATCATCTATTTTGGATGCTAACCGAACAATGACTACTGTTCAAGGAGACTTAAATAATAGTTTACAAAAAGGAGCAGATATTCGAAAAGGAGCGGCAACTATGGCTGAATCCGAAGAAATGAGACAAAGAGGTTTAGCAGCAAGATTAGGAAAATTTGGTGCTGCTTTCAAAAGCTTTGGAGATTGGGTTGACAGTTTCATGATTTCTATCAAGGAACCAATAATGGAATTGTTTGGGGGTCAATTTGAAGCTTGGTGGATGAATGATGAAACCAAGAAAATATTTGAAGATATAAAAGAAAATATTGTGGGTATGCTTCAGATGATGACCCAAGAGGGAGGTAAAATACATGGAGTGTTCAAAGCAGTTTTTGACCCTCAATCAGGTTTTATTAATAAAGGTTTACGTGATGTAAGAGCTATATTGACAGGAGGTGACTTAACTAATCCCGAATCATTTATAGGAAAAGCATATAATTTCTTTAAAGAACTTAAAAATTCTGAAACATTTAGAGCTTTAAAAGAAGGAATGGAAGCCGGTAGAAAAGCTGTGCTTGTAATTGTCAAAATGTTTGATAAGTTGCTCCAAAATCCAATGTTTAAAACATTGTTAACTTCATTTATTGCAGGAGCTGCTGCTAAAAAAACATTAGAATTCATATTCCCAGGTTTAGGTAAAATGTTTGAAAGAGGAGCAACATCCTTTAATCCTTCATTTGTAAGAGTAACTAATATGCCTGCAGGAGGAGTACCTGGTATGAATCAGTCAGCATCCGATATGATGTATGGTCCTTCGACTTCATCCGGTCCTTCCAACACTAGCGGTCCTCGAAAAAAAGATGGTACACTTGATAGACGTTATAAATCTAATAAAACCCCTAAACCTACTACTCGTAGTAGATTTAAACCAAGACTACGAGGGAATGCTGGGGCAATGCTTTTAAATCTAGGATTAGGATTTGGAATGCAAGCACTGTCCGGAGCATTTTCAGGAGGTGAAGAAGAACAACAAGGTGGTGGTGTAGATGCAGGTGCGGCTGTAGCCGCGGCAGCAGCCCAAGCTAAAAAAGATAAAGATGCCAAGAAAAAAGCTATAGAAGCCTCTATTGAAACCTATAGTAAAGTATCTCAAGATGATACATCTAAAAAAGTTACTTTAGAATATAGAGGAACAAAATATACAGGTGATAATTTAGCTCAAGCTAAGGCCTATGCTTTAGCTGGTGAAGTTAAAAGAGAATTAGGAAACGATAAAGATGCTAAATCAGCCGCTGATAAAGTTGCTAAAGACCTTAAGAAAACAACAGAGAAAAAAACAAGTTGGTGGGATTCAATAAAAAGCGTAGCGGCAGGTGCCGGTAATATGGCTTTATCAATGACCCCCATGGCTTTAATGGGACTTGGAAACAAAGGACCAGAAGCAGAAGCTCAAGGATCAAAAGGATCAAAAGGATCAAAAGGATCTCAAGGACCAAAAACAAAACCAAAACCAAAACCAAAACCAAAAGCCCAACAAGGATTTTTTGGAAAAATGTGGAGTGGTATCAAATCTACAGCTTCTAAAGCTTATAAAGGTGCTAAAAACTTAGTAGGAAATGCTGGTAAAGCTATAAGCAATGCCAGTGATTGGGGTATGAAAAAAGTAAAAGATTGGTTTGCTAAAAATATAGGAAGTAAAATTAAACCTATGTTTAAAGCTGCTAAAGGTCCTGTAGGTACTTTTATGAAAAAACTTTTTGGCAAAATCCCAGTTTTAGGAGTTCTTATGGAAGCTTTATTTGCGGGTCAAGATGTTAATGCTATCATGAAAGAAGGAGGATTAACTCGTGGTGAAACTGAATCTGAAATTGGTAGAACTATTATTAGTAGTGGTTTAGGTTTATTAGGAGGATCATTAGCAGCCGCTGGTGTTTCAAGTTTGCAAGCTGTAGGTATTCCCGGTTGGTTGCTTTCAACATTAGCTTATACAGGAGGTGATGCTTTAGGCAGAATGCTTGGAAGTGCTATTTCAGATTACGTAGGGGGCCCTTCATTAGGTAAATTAGTATTAAATACCTTTGGGGATGATATGGTTTCTCGTCCAGGATATGGTAAACGTACATTATTTGGTCCTGAGGGTGCTGTTCAATTAAATGACAAAGATACAGTAATTGCTGGTACTAATTTATTTGGAGACGATGTTGTAAGTGCTCCTAAGGGTGCAGTAAGTTTAGGTAGTGCCGATGTATTAAATGAACTTAGAGCATTACGTATGGTTATGGAACGATTAGCAGCTAAAGAAGGCACAGTAACTTTAGATGGTAATAAAGTAGGTACAGCATTAGGAATTTCAGCATACAGAATGCAATAATTTAATATTTATAACAAAACATTTAATATAAAAAACTATGGCCTTAATTAATTCATTAAACCAAACAAACTTAGGATTGAATGGTGCTACCCCTTCTGGATATACTCCTGCTAACTTGGTTAATTCCTTGAATTCTACTCAGTTAGACATTAACAATGGAGCAACACCTTCAGGATACACTCCTGCTAACTTAGTTAATTCTTTAGGTTCAACTCAATTAGACGTTAATAACGGAGTAACTCCTGCTGGATACACTCCTGCTAACTTAGTTAATTCCTTGAATTCTACTCAATTAGACCTCAATAATGGAGTAACTCCTGCAGGATATTTAAGTAATCTTCCTCAATAATAAAGAATGCCTTTATTAGATCTAAAAACTGATTTAACATCCGTTCCTTTTGGTATGGATAGACCCAACGGGGGTTCTAGTAAACAACCGTTTATCGTAAAAGATATTCCGGGTAAGGATAAAACCTTTTTAGATCAAATCGGAGACGAAAGTACAGGAGACTATGGTATGACCGTTGGTAACACCTTCGGTTTTAGAAATGCCCTATTAAACCCAGGAACAGCTTTAGATGATGTAGAACGTTTATATAAACTGTATACCCAAACTAGTACAGGATTAGTATTTGAAGCTAAACAAGTAGCTTTAGGATTATTATCTGAACCTACAGCGGTGTGGAATCCTCTAGCAGTTGGTGCCCAAGAATTACTTAATATTCCTGGAATAGGACACATTCCTTCATTTCTTAACCCCAACATCAGGGAAATTTTCACTTACCCTGAACCTGGTCCTACTGATTTTAGAGCAGCTAATAGACTAAAAGCTGGTCAAACTGATGTTTATCAATTAGGTAGTCCCGGGGATGGTACTAATCCTCTTCTTAGAGGTAAAGTTCCTGGAACTGATAATAAATTAGGAACTTCTATTGTAAGGAGTAGAAAACATTATAATGTAGTTTACGATAAAAAAGATGCGATTAACTTAAATGTTAATGATACAACTCCTATACAAAACATTGCTCCCTTATCTTCCACAGCCGATAAAATGGCTTTGGTTAATTTGTATACGGCCCCTGATTCTGTAGCAAAATCAAAAGAAATATCAGGCGACATCCCTTCAGATTTTATAAAGTTTAAAATTAAAGTAGTAGATAACGATAATCCTTCACAATTTACTCATATTCACTTTAGAGCATTTTTAGAAAGTTTCTCTGACTCATTCAGCGCAGAGTGGTCTGACCAAAAATTTGTTGGTAGAGGAGAAGCATTTTATAGATATGGTGGTTTTAGTCGTTCTAATAGTTTAAGTTTTAAAGTAGCTGTTCAATCTCGCCAAGAACAAAGAACACTATATGAAAAACTTACTTATTTAGCTTCACTAACAGCCCCAGATTATAGTTCTAATGGTTTTATGAGAGGAAGTTTAATTTATTTAACTGTAGGAGACTATTTAGTAGATGTTCCTGGTGTATTAGGAGGATTAAGTCTTACTATTGATCCAAACTCTCCTTGGGAAATTGCTAAATTAAATAATGGTAAAGAAGATAAAAATATTGCTCAATTGCCGCATGTGATTACAGTTGATAGTTTTGAATTTAAACCAATCCATAACTTTGTACCACAAAAAGGATCTAAATTTATTGGATATGATAATTGGGACTCTGATACTAAACAAAGTGATTTAATTAAAGATGGTACTATAAGAGCACCAAAATCTTCTTCATCATCTATTGTTACAGTACCTACTTTAGCTCAATCCCAAGCATCTCAAGGAACTAATTATCCAACTCCCCCATTCGCATAATAAGTTATGAACAGATATTCAAAAATACCACAAAATTCAATAGGTCAAGGGAATTCTTATTATTATTCCCCTAAATATCCTTCAATTCCCTTTTCTTCAACTGATTTATATTTTATAATGCAAGAAGGGGATAGATTAGATTTATTAGCTAACCAAATATATGGAGATCCTTCTTTATGGTGGATTATATCTTGTGCTAATCCTAATTTACCTCAAAATTCTTTTTACGTCCCCATTGGAACTCAAATTAGAGTACCCTTGGATGTCACAAATATCCTTCTTAAATTTGATCAAATAAATGGAGTTGTATAATGGGAAATCTTATAGGAAGTAATCCAAGAAAATTTGTTAAAACCCAAGTTGATCTAAGGCAGCAATTATTAGGGCTAGAAATTAGAGAACCTGAAGTTTTAACATGGTCTAATAACAATACAGCTTGGATACGAGCAGTATCATCAGTCAATATTTCTACACCCGAAAAAAGTGAAGCACTAACAGGAAGTAAAAACTTTCAGGGGGATTTATTAGCTAAAAATTTTATTCTTTATAACGGTGTATCTCGATTAGACAATGAAGGAAAATTAATCCAACCCTCAGGACTATATGATGGAAATCCCGATAATATTTTTAAAAATGTTTATGGTTTTGCTGGTGACAACCAACAAGTTGGATTAGTTCCTCCTCCAGGCATTGAATCTTTAGATATTAAAACTTATAACAGGGGTTCTTTTAGAAAAGCAACTTTAAAACTTAAGGCAAATAGTAAAAAGCAGTTTGATATTATTGAAGCTCTTTACATGCACCCTGGGTTTACTGTATTAGTTGAGTGGGGTCATACTCTATATTATACCCACAATGATATTGATGTATCATCTAAAAAATACGAACAAGCTACATTTAATACCCCAGCTTTTAGTAATTTTTTTAAAGATGATGTTAACCAAAACAATATTCTAGCTCTTATTAATTCTCATACTGCTACTACTTGTGGGAACTATGATGGTTTTTTTGGAAAGATAGTTAATTTTAAATGGTCTTTCGAAGAAGATAATAGCTATAGCATTACCGTAGATATTATCTCTATAGGAGATGTAATTGAATCCCTAACTATTAATAGATCTACAGCAATAGGTTCATCTCCCTTCGGAACAGAACCCCCACCAGAATCTACCCCAGGAACCCCAGAGAGACAACCAGAAACAGAGGCTGCTAGAACTACCCGAGAAAATAAAGAACAAGCTAATTTTCTAACCCGCGCAAAAAGAATAGGTGATAAACTTAGTAGAAATGCCGGTAATTTTTTAGCTACAGTATCTAGTGGGGCTAATATTACGGGAACAAAGGATAACAATGGAGGTACAGCTGATAGAACTGCTTATTCAAATTTTGTTCAATCCTTAAGTAGTGCCGATGTTAAAGCATTAGCAAGTGCAGGACTTGTAGCAGGTGAAAGTGGATTTGATAATGCACCAAAAACCACTTACACTGTAGAAACTGAAGCTGAAGAAGCTTTAAGTACAAGTTTAATAGCCAACAAAGATAAATCTCAGTTACATAAATATCTTTATGAGGTTTATGATAAACTAAAAAAGAATGAGTCTAAAGGAGCTAAAGTTAACACTTATAATTGTATTGATCCCCAATACAATCCAAAAAAATTACCCCAAATTCAAGTTTATGGAGATTCTACTTATAAAAATGAAGATGAAACTCCTTTTGACCCTAAAGAACAATTAGTAATTAAACCCCAAAGAAGAGCTAGAAGGACTAAAAGTGGAAGTAATGGTTCAAGTTATGCAAGTACTGTAACCGTTGAGTCTAAAAATTCACCTTACCAATATGTAAAATTATATCATATTTTAAGGTATATTGAAGAAAATTTATTAATTTACTCAAAGGATAAAGAAGGAAATAAAACTCCTCTTATAAAATTTGATCAAAATTATAAAGAGACTTATTGTTTTACTTATCCTACTCAATTTTCAACAGATCCTTCAGTTTGTATTATCCCTTTTAGAGTATCAGATTATAATAAAGATGAAGAAAAAGGAGATCCTCAATTAGGGTATTTGGTAGAAAACCAAATGTTTGAATGTTTTAAAGATGTTCTTGAAAACAAAAGTGAAGATACTAATTTTAGAATTCCTGGTCAACCTTACACTGCCAGGTTAATGTTTATTCATGTTAATTTACACTTTGTTGTTGATTGTTTAGAAGCATCTACTAATGAAAATGGAGTTATCTTATTAAGATTTTTAGAACAATTATTATCTGGAATCCAAGAAGCTTTAGGTAATGTTAATAAGTTAAATGTTACTTATGACCATGATATTAATACTATTAAGTTTATGGACGATATTCCTCTAGATCCTAATTTTTTAAAACTAGTAGACCCTACTAATTTTGATGACAGATATAAAACACTATTCAATGTTTATGGGTGGAGACCTGGAAGATCTAAAAAATTTGATTCTACTAGTTATTTAGATGTTACAGGAAACTCCCTCCCAGGATATGGTAATGTTCAAAATGGAAGTTTTGTTTATAGTGTAAATTTAGATTCTGGTTTAACCCCCCAATTTGCTACTATGCTAGCTATTGGAGCCCAATCCCGTGGAACATCAGATATTACCAATGCTACGGCTTTTAATAAATTCCATGAAGGGTTAAAAGATAGAATCATCCCTGATAAACTAAGTAAAGCTGTAGCAGAAAATCTTCCTCAAGGAGGAGAAACAATGTCTGAAGCAGAACTCAAAGAACTTAAATTTTTAAGATCTTCGGCCACAGCAAATGACCAAAAACGATATGCTGAGTTACTTGATAAGTATAAAAGAATTTATGGTAACTTTACAGATGCTTTAGAAATATTTAAAGATAATATTAAAATATTAAGAGCTAAAGAAGGTCTTATTGAAAAATTCTATCAAAGAGGTTTAGTAGTTGATAGTGAAATTTTAGATATAAACAGAAACATAAGTGGTAATGTTTCAAAATATGTAGTTTCACTTTTAAATGATGAAGGTGATGCTCCCCCTGCTAGTGGATTTATTCCTTTTGATTTAAATTTAACAATGTTAGGATTATCTGGGGTTCGTATGTATGAACGATTTTACATAGATCAAAACATCTTACCTTCAAGTTATAATAGAAATTTATCTTTTATTATTAAAGGAGTAGATCATAAAGTATCAAGCAAAGGGTGGGAAACTACTATTACAAGTTTAGCTGCTGTAAACAATGCTACCACTCAAAATAATTCAAATCTAAGTTTACCTAAAAACGAAATTGAACCTTCTACAAACCCATCAGAAGACGAATAATAAATTATGTATTATCCTAAGTCCCAAATAAAAACTAATTTATACACTAATGGAGATGAATATGAAACTCCAAAGGGTATTCCTTATGTAGGACAATACTGGAAAAGTTCAGATGGTAAAATTCACAGTGGTGTAGGACCCCAAGATAGAACTTCTATAATTTTATCTCCTATTACTTCTTCTAAAACTGCTGATTCAAATTTTAATATTAAAACTAGTACTGAAGATTTATCACCTGAAGTTTTAGGATATTTTCAAGCCAAAAACATTGATGTTAATAACCCCCCAACATTTAAAACACCTCAATATTATTTAAATATTCCTACTAGTGAAGATTATTTAGATGGATTCTATACAAGATATTTTGCTAAACAATCAAATAGAAACATCTATATTGAAATTAGTAAAGATACTTTTAATGATTTAAAATCATATAATCCTGATTACGAGTTTAATTTATATAAAATTTTTAAATTAGATTGGGTTATTAGCGGGGGTGATGAAACTTACGTTTCTGAACAAAATTACAATCTAGTAGAATATTACGAGAAAAAAATAGGTTACACTGCTTTTACTGAATACTTCTCAAATTACACAGAGTTCTATAGAGCGGGGTAATCCAAAAAAGGTTTTGTATATTTAAGTAAATGTTTTGGTTAATAGAAGATAGTGAACAACTGAGGGAATTCGACTGTCGAGGTTTTAAAGAAGTGTTTTTAGAGGTTATACCTCATAATTTCAACACCCACCCAATCCTCGATAGCGTTTCTACGTTGTATGTACGCCCTATAAACGCGAGTAAGGGATACATGATGTGCCTCGATCATAGTGAGGCGCTATCGCTTGATATACAACAAGTAACAGAGACATTAAGCAAAATTGAAAAAATATATGTGAGGGATAAAAAATCGGTATTACAATACTTACCGCTTAAAGCTCTCTTTGACATTCAACCCACATATAATACATATATACCAGAACTAACGTTCGCCCATAAATGGATCTATAAAAACAATTTAGATCATGCGGCCCCAAACCGATTAGTGCCTATTGTAAAACACTATGAATATTGTGAGTCGATTTTTCAAGATCTAAATGTATTTAATATAAAATGCCAAGACGATTATTGTCAATGGTTTAACAAAAAAAGTTCAATTGTGTTTTCCGCTATTGAAGCCAATGGACTTAAAATAAATAAAGAAGTATATGAAACGTTTTTTCACAAGGTTGAGGGGGAGTATGTTTACACCCAATATAATCTCAAAACCCTTACCACTAGACCCTCAAACAGCTTTGGAGGAGTCAATTTTGCTGCCCTCAACAAAGAAAATGGATGTAGGGGATCGTTTATTGCGCGTAATGATGGACTTATCGAGTTTGATGTTTCTGCTTACCACCCTACCTTGGCTGCTCGTCTTGTTGGTTATTCGTTTGGCAATAAAGATATTCATATGGACTTCGCAACAATGTACGGGGTGGATTACAAAAAAGCTAAAGAATTAACATTTAAACAACTATACGGAGGAGTTTTCGAACAGTATAAAAACCTGGAATTTTTTAGGAAAGTACAAGCGTATACTGATGATTTGTGGGACACTTTTCAATACCAAGGTTGGATTGAAATGCCTCAATCAAAGTATATACTTAGGAAAGAAAACACCGAAGATATGAAGCCGCAAAAGTTATTTAACTACGTACTACAAAACTTGGAAACGTCCACAAACGTTCTTATATTGTGGGAAATACTTAAATTTTTACGAGGTAAAAAAACAAAACTCGTGTTGTATACTTACGATGCTTTTTTGTTTGATTATGCTGAGGAAGAAAAACATTTATTAAAAGAAATTAAAAAAATTATAGAAAGCTTTGAATTGAGCACAAAAATTAGTTATGGAGACACTTATGACTTTACAAGAAGTTAATTATATGTATTCGGGACAATACGATTTTGAACAACCCGAAAATATTATAGATTTGAACAACAAGTTATTTTGCACCTTTACGTCTTTGGAGGACATGGATGCATTGGTTAATGATTTATCTTCACGTTATAGCATCATGTATAACAAAATGTTTGTTTTGCACGTTAAGAGCAATAACGAGTATGTTGTTACATATAATGTTGATCAAAGTAATGTGAATAATATCCCTGAAAACACAAATTTAGTACATCGTAAAAAAGACACAAATACTCTTTATACTATTAATGCCTTAAATGAATTAATTAAGGGATTGAATGGTGGTGTAGTTGACACACGTTATAAAATTGACTGGCAACACTACAAAAATTGTATTCTACTCACTCAGCACAACGAATTAAAGCAATTGAATACAAAGATTTTCAAGATTATTGAACTTTAATTTGGTGATTATACCAAAGGTTATTATATTTAGTTACATTAAAAATTAGTTATTATGGATTTGAACGAAATCAAAGCGCGCCTTAATCAGATGCAAAACGCATCTAACGGACAGAGCAAAGGCGATGGAAAACAATTGTTCTGGAAACCCTCGGTTGGTAAACAAACCATCCGCATTGTACCTTTCAAGTACAACTCCGCAAACCCCTTTACCGAAATGCAATTCTATTATGGAATTGGTTCTAAAAAGGTAATGTCTTCACCTACAAACTGGGGTGAAAAAGATCCAATTAAAGAATTTGCTAAACAATTGCGTCAATCAGATGATAAAGACAACTGGCGTTTGGCTAAAAAATTGGATGCTAAAACCCGTGTATTCGCACCTATAGTAGTGCGTGGTGAAGAATCTGAAGGTGTTAAATTGTGGCAGTTTGGTAAAGAAATTTACGAAGCATTTTTGCAGATGGCTGCTGATGAAGAAGTAGGTGATTTTACTGATATCTTGAATGGTCGTGATATTAAGTTGAATACTGTAGGTCCTGAATCTACTGGTACTCCTTACAACAAAACTACTATTGCTCCCTCAATGAAAACTTCTCAACTTTCGGATGATGAAGCATTGGTTGAAAAATTGTTGAATGATCAACCTGATCCTAAAAAAGTATTTAAGCCCTTGTCTTATGATGAGATGAAGAGTGCACTTCAAGAGTGGTTGTCGCCTGAAGATTCTGAAGAAGGTGATATCGTTTCTGAACCTGCTGAAGATTTTGATTCAGATATTAAAGAAGCACCTAAATCAAATTATTCACTTAGTGCTAAACCTGTTGTTAAAAAATCAAAGACAGATCAATTTGATGATTTGTTTGGAGAAGAAGACGACGATTTACCATTTTAATTAACAACACATGGCAAGAGGAAAAACATCCAAGTCCTTATCGGAGGCAGTCTCCTCTGAAATTAAAGCGAATTTTAACTTAGATAGCTTTAAGAATAAGAAAGGACTTACATCAAAAGCTAAGTTTAAAGAACAAACCTGGATTCCACTTTCGGAAGCATACCAAGAAACTACTTCGGTTCCAGGTATTCCTCAAGGTCACATTGTATTGCTTCGTGGGCATTCTGATACGGGTAAAACAACTGCTTTGATTGAAGCAGCCGTATCAGCCCAGAAGCGAGGTATTCTTCCTGTATTCATTATCACTGAGATGAAATGGAACTGGGAGCATGCCGTCCAAATGGGGTTAGAAGTAAATGAAGTTGTAGATGAATCTACAGGTGAAATTATAGATTACAATGGTAGCTTTATTTACGTTGACCGTGAAACTATTAATACTATTGAAGACGTAGCCGCATTTATCCTTGATTTGCTTGATGAGCAGAAAAAAGGTAATTTGCCTTATAACTTGCTATTCTTGTGGGATTCAATTGGTTCGGTTCCTTGTGAATTATCCGTTCGTTCAAACAAAAATAACAATGAATGGAACGCAGGTGCTATGTCAACCCAATTTGGTAACAACGTTAATCAGCGCATAGTAATGTCTCGTAAGGAAAGTAGCCCATACACCAATACCCTTGTGTGTATTAATAAGGTATGGACTCTAAAACCGGAATCTCCAATGGGTCAACCCAAGTTGATGAATAAAGGAGGTTATGCTATGTGGTTTGATGCAACATTTGTTGTTACATTTGGTAATGTGATGTCAGCAGGAACATCAAAAATTAAAGCTATTAAAGATGGTAAACAAGTCGAATTTGCAAAACGTACAAATATTCAAATCGACAAAAACCACATTAATGGCGTTACTACTCGAGGTAAAATCATCATGACTCCTCATGGCTTTATTGAAGATACAGATAAAGCATTGAAAAATTACAAAGACTCTCATGCAGATGCTTGGAAAAGCATTCTAGGAGGTGTAGATTTCAACATTGTTGAAGAGGATCAAGAATACACAGATATTACCTCATACGAAAACGAACCAGAATAAGATGAACAAAAAAGAATTACTTAAGCTCCTCAACAACCTTGACGAGCAGGGCCAAGAGACTGTAGAATCACAAAGAGTATTATTGATAGATGGATTAAACTTATTCTTCAGAAACTTTGCCATGCTTAATGCGGTGAATCCCGATGGGGTTCACGTTGGGGGTTTAGGTGGATTCATGCGTTCATTAGGTGCTTTGATTCGTCAAATCCAACCAACTAGTGTTTATGTTGTATTCGATGGAGCGGGTTCTTCCAATAATAGGAAGAACCTTCTTCCCGAGTATAAATCAGGTAGAAATACTCAACGTATTACTAACTGGGAGGTATTTGAAAGTCATGATGATGAAGATGATGCTAAAATAGATCAAATTGTTCGTGTAATTCAATATCTCAAAACTCTACCAGTTAAAACTATTTCAATCGATAAGGTAGAAGCAGATGATATTATTGCTCGTTTGAGTGAAGTTTTACCACAACGAGAAGAAGATAAAGTATTTATTGTTTCTTCCGATAAGGATTTCCTCCAATTAATAAACAAAAACGTAATTGTTTATCGTCCTATGGAGCGTGAATTCTATACTGAAGAAACTGTAAAGGAAAAATTTGGTATGTCCCCTAAAAACTTTATTATTTATAAAACACTTTTAGGTGATAATTCTGATAAAGTAAAAGGTATTAAAGGATTAGGTGAGAAAAAGCTTACCAAATTATTCCCTGAATTAACTCAACAAGATGTTACTTTAGATGACATTTACAATATTTGTGAATCTAAATTTAAAGAACACGTAGTGTATGCTCGCATTATTCAAGACATTGATGCGTTAGAAAAAAATTACAAGATTATGGATTTGTCAAATCCTATGATTGATGAAAATGATAAAAAATACATCAATCAGGTTGTCCAATCCAAAAGTTTAAATTATCTTCCCGACCAGTTCGTAGCGTTTTATAACGAAGATAAACTCGGAGGTATGATTCGCAACGTAGAATTTTGGGTAAAAGATATATTTGAACCATTAACCAGTTATAATAAATAAGTTATATGACATTAGTAAATCTCCAGCAATATGGGCCTGCCTTTCAAATTAAGGTAATTTCATCATTGCTTACACACAAAGAATTCCTTGTTAATATCCATGATATTATCAGTGATGAGTATTGGGACAATCAAGCTCATAAATGGATTATTAAGGAAATTCTTAAGTATTACGAAAAATACCATACAACACCTTCAATGGATATTTTGAAGGTAGAATTAAAGAAAGTAGAAAATGAAGTACTTAAAGTAGCTGTTAAAGAACAACTACGTGAGGCATATCAAGCATCTGAAGATGATTTGGCTTATGTGCAAGAAGAATTTTCTACATTTTGCAAAAATCAACAATTAAAAAAAGCATTACTTAGTAGTGTAGATTTACTTAAAGCTGGAGATTATGATTCTATCAAATTCATGATTGAGTCAGCAATGAAAGCAGGTCAAGATAAAAATGTAGGACATGAATATAATAAAGACATTGAATCTCGTTATAGAGAAGATCACCGAATCGTTATCCCAACACCTTGGGAAACTATTAATGACTTACTCCAAGGCGGATTGGGAAATGGAGATTTTGGTCTCATATTTGGTAATCCAGGAGGTGGTAAGTCTTGGTCACTAGTTGCATTGGGTGGTTATGCTGTGCGTTTAGGATTTAACGTAGTGCATTATACACTCGAGTTAGGTGAAGATTATGTAGGTCGTCGCTATGATGCTTTCTTCACTAAAACACCAGTAAATAAAATTACAGAAAACCGAAGTAAAGTTGACGAAGTTATTCCCCAACTACCTGGTGAACTTGTAATTAAAGAATTCCCTACAGGTAAAGCAACAATTTCAACGATTGAATCTCATATTAATAAATTAATTGACTTAGGTATTAAACCTGACCTAGTAATTATTGACTATGTTGACCTTCTTTCAACAAGAAAAAGAACTATAGACCGTAAGGGAGAACTGGATGATATTTATATTAGCACTAAAGGTTTAGCACGTGAGTTAAATGTTCCTATTTGGAGTGTTTCACAGGTAAATCGAGCTGGTGCAAAAGATGACGTAATTGAAGGTGATAAAGCGGCCGGTTCTTATGATAAAATCATGATTACCGATGTGGCTATATCTCTTTCACGTAAAAAAGAAGATAAAGTGAAGAACACAGGTAGATTCCACATTATGAAAAACAGGTATGGTATGGACGGCTTAACGTTCTATTTAAATGCAGACACTTCTACCGGGCATTTCGAAATTACAGACGCACCTGATAATGATGAAGAATCAACTCCTAGTTCTAACTCAAATAGTTACGACTCTTTTGATAACTTTGATAAGAAGTTGTTGGCTAACAAATTTTTTGAATTAAATTCATAACTTATTAACATTAAACTAAAAATGGCAAAAAAGAAATCTTTATTGCAAGAACGCATTGTTTACAAACCATTTGAATATCAAGAAGCATATGAGTATTGGCTAAAACAACAACAAGCACACTGGTTACATACAGAAGTACCAATGATGAGTGATTTAAATGATTGGAAACAAAATTTAAATGAAACTGAAAAAAATATTGTGGGTTCAATCCTAAAAGGATTTGCTCAAACTGAAACAATTGTTAATGATTACTGGTCTGGGTTGGTAACTAAATGGTTTCGTAAACCTGAGGTGATAATGATGGCTACTACTTTCGGCGCATTTGAAACAATCCACGCTGAAGCATATTCTTTATTAAATGAAACCTTAGGACTTGAAAACTTTGATGAGTTTCTTGAAGATGAAGCTACAATGGCAAAAATTGAAGCTCTTACTACAGTTAGAGACAGTTTTAATGGTGAAAAAAATATTCATGAAATCGCTAAATCACTTGCCATCTTTTCAGCATTTACTGAAGGTGTAAATTTGTTTAGTTCATTTGCCGTATTATTATCATTCAAGATGCAAAATAAACTTAAGGGTGTAGGTCAAATTGTTGAATGGTCTATTAGAGACGAATCAATGCACTCCGAAGCAGGTTGTTGGTTATTTAGAACTTTAATTAATGAGCACCCCGAAGTAAAAACCCCAGAATTAGAAGCAGCAATTAATGAAGCAGCTTTACTATCTCTTAAACTTGAACTTGATTTTATTAACAAAGTTTATGAACTTGGTGATTTAGAACAATGTAATAAGTACGACTTGCAAAACTTTATTAAAAACCGAGTAAATACAAAATTGGGTGACTTAGGTTATAGACCAATTATTACTGATGTTGATTTAACAGCAGTTGATAGAATGAAGTGGTTTGATGCTTTATCAGCAGGTAAACAACATACCGACTTTTTTGCAAATCGTGTTACTAACTATTCAAAGGGTCACATGGAATGGGACGCCGCCGCAATTTTTTAATTTATGGACAATAATTTAATAGCAGATTACACAACTTGGGAACGTGGTAAAGACTTCCCAGAGTACATGGATGAAGTAGCTTTGTCTACTATTTCTAAAGGGTATTTATTGCCCGGGGAAACTCCTCGTAAGGCATATAGACGAGTTGCTCATGCAGTAGCAATGCGTTTAAATCGTCCTGATTTAGAAAATAAATTTTTTAAATACATTTGGAATGGGTGGATCGGTTTGGCAAGTCCTGTTTTATCTAACACTGGTACTGATAGGGGCCTTCCCATCTCTTGTTTTGGCATCGATACTCCTGATTCGATTAGGGGAATTGGTCTTACCAATGCTGAACTTATGCGACTTACGTCCTATGGTGGTGGTGTTGGCATCTCACTTTCTAAAATTAGAGGTAGAGGAGAACCTATTAGAGGAAACGGCAAATCAGAAGGCGTAGTACCTTGGGCTAAAATTTATGATTCTACAATTATTGCAACCAACCAAGGTTCAGTACGTAGAGGAGCAGCATCTGTAAACCTAGACATTAATCATCCTGATATACATGAATTTTTGCAAATTCGTCGTCCTAAAGGTGATCCAAATAGACAATGTTTGAATCTACACCAATGTGTAGTTGTTGATGATAAGTTTATGAATCGCCTTCAAGACCGAGATAGCGAAGCTATGTCTTTGTGGTTAGAGATTCTTAAATCACGTGTTGAAACAGGTGAACCTTACATTATGTTTAAAGATAATGTAAATAAAGATAACCCTCTTGGTTATAGAATGAATAACCTAAATGTTTCTATGACTAACATCTGTACTGAAATTACTCTTCATACAGATGAGGAACATTCATTTATTTGTTGTTTATCTTCACTTAACCTAGCTAAGTATGATGAGTGGAAGAACACTGATTTAGTTGAAACTGCTGTTTACTTCCTTGATGGTATTATGGAAGAATTTATTGAAAAAACTAATGGTAAAGATTCAATGATTCGCTCGCATCGCCATGCTAAAAAAGGTCGTGCACTTGGTTTGGGTGTAATGGGTTGGCATACTTTTCTACAACAGAAAAACTTACCATTTAACTCAATTGCTTCAACAGCTTGGACACATACTATTTTTAGCCAAATTAAAGTACAAGCTGATGCTGCTTCACGTAAACTAGCAATTGAATATGGTGAGCCACTTTGGTGTAAAGGAACGGGTATGCGTAATACACACCTGTTAGCTATTGCTCCTACTGTATCTAACTCACGCATCAATTCATGTTCAGCCGGTATTGAACCCCAACCAGCAAACGTTTATGTGTTTAATGGTGCTAAAGGAACATTTATTGTTAAAAATCCTGAATTAGAAACCGTATTAGAAGCTAAAGGTAAAAACAATAGTAAAGTATGGGACCAAATCTTAGCCGACAATGGCTCAGTGCAAAATTTATCTAATGATATTTTAACAGAGGATGAAAAAGAAATTTTCTTAACATTCCCCGAAATTAATCAATTAGCCTTAGTTCAACAGGCAGCTATTCGTCAACAGTATATTGATCAAACCCAATCATTAAATTTAAGTTTTGATCCTACAGACTCACCAAGATGGATTAATCAGGTTCACTTAGAAGCATGGAAGTTAGGAATAAAAACACTTTATTATTTGCGCACTGATTCAGTAATTAAAGGAGATCTTGGTTCAAGAACTGTAGATTGTGTGTCTTGTGATGGTTAATAATATTTATAACGTACAACAAAACTAAATTATTATGAAAAGTGTATTAAATTTTATCAAATCTATTTTTACTATTGTAAAAAATTGGATTGTAGCAAATGGAATTGAAGGCGTATTAGGCCTCATCGCAGGTTTATTTTTATGGGCCTTTGGTTACAAAGTTTACGCTGGATTTGCGTTTGGTGTATTTGCAACTCGTAACTGGGATATTGTAAAATCTTGGGTAAAAGGTTTATTAAAATAAATAATTTATACAAAATTTCCATTTTAGATTAAGAAGGGCGCATGTGCGCCCTTTTTTAATATTTATAATCACAATTTAAATTTTTACATTATGAATAAAGAACAAGTATTAGGTGTATTGCGTCACTCGTTAACCTTTTTAGGTGGTATTTTAGTGGCCAAAGGTTTAGTAGATGAAAGCACTTTTGTTGAATTAAGTGGTGCTTTAATCACTTTAGTAGGTGGTTTGTGGTCTGTTTTAATTAAAAAATAAACCATGAATTTTTTTAAAAATATGTTTGCCAATAACGAAGGTACCTCGCACAAACGTGTGCTTGGTACCATTGGCTTTCTTTCACTAGTAGTATTTTTATTTACTTGTAGTGAAGTACATAAAGAAGAAGCAGTAGCAGCAGTAGAATATTTAACAATAGCAACTGTATTTGGTACTGTTGTTGAAAAATTTGTTCCCAAATCTAAAAAAGAAGAAAATGTTGATTAAAATTGGCTCTAAAGGAGAATTAGTAAAAGATATCCAAGAAGTAATTGGAGTAAAAGCAGATGGTGATTTCGGCCCCGGCACTGAAGCTGCTGTTAAAAAATGGCAAGCAGCTCACGGATTAACTGCTGATGGTATCGTAGGCCCTAGCACATTATCAAAAATGGGTTTATTAGACACCGATGTATCCCGAATAATTACTGAAGCTAAAAAATCAGGGGTTTATACTAAAAATAAGTATGTTACTAAAAATGGTTTAGAAGTAATTGAATATTTTATGCCTACTGATGAGTATTTAGCAGGTCCTATTAAAGCAGAATGGTTATTTTTACACCACACAGCAGGTTGGCATAATCCATTCAATACAATTAAAGCATGGGATGCTGATAAAATTGGTAAAATTGCAACTGAATTTGTATTAGGTGGCCCTTCATGTAAAGGAGATGATAACCAATATGATGGTGTTTTAGTACAAGCATTCCCAGAAGGAAATTGGGGATATCATTTAGGCAAAAACGGATCCCAAACAATGCATAAAAATTCAGTAGGAATTGAAGTATGTAATTTTGGGTATGTTGTAGATGGTAAAACTTATGCTGGTGCTAAAGTAGCTGATTCTGAAATAGTTAAACTAGCTAAACCATTCAGAGGTCATTCATTATGGCATCGTTATTCTGATAAACAGATTGAAGTATTAAAAGATTGGATTCTTTGGATTGCTGAAAGAGATGGTATTGATGTAAGAGCTGGTTTACCTGCTTTAATTAAAGAAAAAGGTGCTGATGCTTTTGAATTTAATGAAAATGCATATTACGGAAAAGTAAAAGGTTTGTGGACTCATACTAATACTCGTAAAGATAAAGTTGATATGTTCCCTCAACAAGAATTGATGGATATGTTAACAAGTTTATAATGAAAGAATTAGAAGATATTTTTAATACTGATGAATTTAAAGCACTTCCATTTTGGAATAGAGTTTGGATTCGTCTTAAAGTTGCTTTTATACAAACTATTTCAATGAATTAATTATGAAAAATTGGACTTCTATTAGAGCGGTTTATCTTTTAATGTCTTTAGTATTATTTGCTGGGGCACTTTTCCAAAATTGGTGGGTTATATTATTTGTAATTGTTATGCTTAATGTTGGTGTTTGGACCAAGTTTTGTCCCTCTAAATGGGTCTTCGAAAAACTTGGTCTCAAGAAATGTCAGCTTTAGAAGGTATATCTATAAGAAGTAGAATCTGTCTACTTGTAGCAACTTTAATTATGCTAGTGTTTTTTGTATTTAAAACACTAGTAGTATTTAGGTACATTCATCATTCTACATTTACACATTATTTTGAGTGGCTATCTGTTATATCATTTATGCCTCCTTTCTTTGTAGTAGTTAGAGAGTTTTTCAATAAAACTAAAATTAAAGAGGCTAAAATTGATACCCAACTAAAAGCAATTAATAACTCTAATTTAATAGTAACTCTAGGAATAGATGGTACTATATTATCAGCTAATCAAAATTTTCTTAATGTAGTAGGATACTCAGAAAATGAAATACTAAATGGCAAACATTCTAATTTATGTACTGCTGATTTTAAATCAAGTAAAGAATATAAAATTTTCTGGGAAAAATTACGTAAAGGAGAATTTGTTTCTGGGGAATTTGAACGTATAGGTAAAAATGGACACTCAGTATGGTTATTTGGTACGTATACTCCTTTACAAAATGATAAAGGAGAATATCATAAAGTACTTAAAATAGCTGTTGATGTTACAGCACAACATAAAGCTGAAGAAGAAGTTAAACAAAAAAGTATTTACCTAGAACACGCAGCTAAAATTATTAGACATGATATGCATTCTGGAATTAATACTTATATTCCTAGAGGTATTAAATCGTTAAAAAGAAGATTAACAGAGGAACAAATTAATGAATTAAGAATCCAATCTCCACTACAATTAATAGAGGATGGATTAAGTCATACCCAAAAAGTATATTCTGGAGTTTATGAATTTACTAATTTAGTAAAAAACAATGCCCAAATGTCTGTAACCAAGTGTAATATAAAAAACATTCTTGAGGATTATTTACGCCTTACAGCTTATAAAAACCAAGTTATTTTAGATAAGAATTTATCTAAAGATTTACAGGTAAATGAAGCACTAT